AACTTACTTAGCAAAGAACAATTTCAATAATGGCTGATACATCTACATTTATGCCAGTAGGCGAATTGCCAGTGATTGACTATGGTGCGGTATATAGAAACGCCAAGGCTCGCCGGGAATTAGAAGACGAAAAGAAGTTAGCATACCTCAACCAGTTCCAACAGGAGCGTGGTGCTTTTACTCCTGGTCTACAAGACCAACTACAAATGGAGTGGGATGCTATTGAGCAAGACCTGGATCAGGGAGACATGTCTTTTGAGGCTAAGGCCCGTAGACAGAAACTTTACAATACGTACAAGCAACACGCAGCAGACGCACTAACATACGCTGAGACAATCAATGGATTGGAAGCATCCATTCTTGCTGACCCAACTCAGTACAATGACCCTGCTGCTATCATGCAGCAATTAGAACAAGCCAGAACTATTCCTGTAGATATGAATATGATTGGCAATGCGACGAGCCAACTCCCTCGACTTGGAGAGTTCAGACGATTTGCGTTGCCAGAGATTGCTCCAAACGCAGCAGCGGGTATGATTCTACAGAATCTCAAAGCATCTGGTGGTTTCCAAAACTTCTACGACATGGCTGGTAAGGGTGCATTAGACCCAGAAGCAGTAGCAAACTCTGTATCTGCATGGTTCGGTACAAACTCTTTGTCACAAGAAGAAGAAGACCAGGCTATCGCATACGTGCTACACCAACTCGGTGGTTTGTCTGGCAATATGGAGGACTTGTCTAAGGTTAAGAACCTTGACGACGCACAGCGTGAAGAGTACATCGGGATGTATGCTCAGTATGTGACCAACTCTCTGACCAACATGCTTGCAACAGACATCGAAACAGAGAAAGAAAAAGAACAGCGTGAGTACGCTATGTACAGGAGAAAGTTAAACGCACAAGCAGCAATACAGAGACGCGCTGCTCAAGAGGAGAATGCTGCAAACGTATTTGCTCTATCTCAAGGTGATGTTGCGTATGCTCCTGCTATTACAGAAAAAGGAAAACGAGGCAATTTTATAAAATCGGGAGAGCCAGATTTGGTTAATGCTGGATTTGTAATGCACTCAAAGATTGAGGGATCACAGCCCTTCTTCAGAGATGAACGAGGCAACCAGCGTTACATAACATCTATCGGTATTAACCAAAAAGGTGAGCCGTACGCCGTGATAAGAAGCAATCAATCTGTCAAGGAGGGCACCACTTCTTCAACACACTTGGCGCATGAAGTTGTTCCGATGAATGAGATACCTCTAAACGGATTGAGCAATGCATCCCAGGCTGCGAAGATACGCAACACCTTCCAGCAGATGCTTCCTTATGCGCAGACGTTATCCCAGAATTCCAATCAACCAGGCGTAGGCCCGCCACCGGCTGGAGCCGCTGGTGTAGACCAGTCTCTGTTCAACCTATCTCAACTACAACCAGACAAAGACAGTCCAGAGTACAGACAGTTTGTTGACGCAAATAATTATGCCAGGGAGTTAGAACAGGACCCGTTTGCTTTTGTTCGTGCGGAACCTATGGATTTAACCGCAGATAACAACAACCCACTTGGTAGGGGTAACATTTATTCAAACTTCCTTAGCCTCCCAAAAGAGCAACAACTGGAACAACTTAAACTCATGTCCATACAAAACTCGCAGGGAGCATTATCACAATGGAAGAGCATGTCAGACGATGAAAAGGTTGAGATGATGTTAAGCAATAGACAGCATATCATGGATCAAGCGGCAAATGAAATTGGTTTTAAAAGTGAAGAAAACAAGAATGAATATAAAGGACGTTACTTCGGCGATTTAATAAGTGAGGGCGCAATACGCCGAGGTATATCAGAAAATCCAAACCCTACTAATATTGAATACAACACACCTACAAGGTCTCACGTATCCTTTACTATAGAGCCATCACAGGTGCCGATGAATACTGCCCCAAAAGGCAGAGAAGAACTTTACGATATGACTGAGACAGACATGGCAAACTATGCGGTAGATTTGTTTACTTCTCAGTTCCCGACCATTGGAGATTGGCATAACCTTAGTAATGATGAAAAGTTCCAGTTGATAAAGGACGGTGAAGACGAAAGCGCAGAAGGCTTGGCCGACCGAGAGGGATTCGGAACAAAGCATGGGGCATGGGATGCCATTCAAGCGAATGAAGACAAGTTTACATATCCTGTATTTTTAGATATAGCCCGCATGTCTTATTACAATTACGGCGACAAGAGTGAGTACAAGTACCCTATAGAACAGCCGAGAGATTCCTACATAAAGAAAGCGATAGAAGAACAAAAGAAACGCCATGAAGAGCAAGGCTTAGTTCCACCACCGGTGACATACCCTGGTCCTTATGGTAAAGGAAGTTCGTTTAATGCTATGCCTGTGCCTCTGATGGGCTTTTAAATTTAATATATGGAACCAGAAAAGCAACAAGAACTAATAGCAGCCCTTGAGGATGCATACAGCAGAGGGGTAACCCTTGAGCAGATACAAGGGAGTGTCAACGAAGACGTCATGTCCTTCGCACAAGACTACTATTCAAAAAAAAAAGATGGTACCGTAGGTTCGCAGGCCGCCGATCCTATGGGTTCTATATTAGGATCAGAGGACGTAAGTACGGGATTTGCTTCTACTCCACTCGCCACTGAATCCCAAGCGGTAGTAGGAGGGTTAATACCAAACATTGATGCAGCAAGAGACAGAGGTGTAAGTCTCGAGCAGATTAGGGGCGCTGTAAATCCAGAGATATACAACTTAGCCGAGCAGTACTACAAGTCACTGGAAGGAAAAGGGTACTCTACTCTGAGTAATCTGAGTTCATTGAAGGATGGCAATGCTATTATTGACGACAACCCAAGCGAGTTAGGTAGATTATGGAACCGAGCCAATGCCACTGGTCGCCTTGGGGATTATATAGCCATGGGAGAAATCAGCGGAGACTTTAACTACGAAGACTTAGCCTATTACAACTACATCATACAAAGAGATGCAGTAAAGGAAGACGATTGGCTGTACTCTAACAGCACAGTTGGAGGTTTTCTTCTTGATGTTGTACGTGCTCTACCGGAGTCTATGATAACCATGGGCTCGGCTTATGAGAGCGGTTCGATTGGCGCAGGCACTGGAGCCGCAGCAGGTTCTGTTGTTCCTGGCTTTGGTACATTGAGTGGCGGAACCGTTGGATACTTTACTTCAACATCTCTCGCTACTGAGTATGCATCTTCATTAATGCAATCTCTTCAAGAACAAGGTATTGATGTGAGAGACATGGACCAACTTCGTTTTGCTATGGAAAACCCGGATATCATGTCAGAGGCCAGATCGTATGGACTCAAAAGAGGTATTCCTATTGCTATATTCGATGGTATATCTGGGGGTGTTGCTGGTAAAGCGGGTAATACTCTTGTAAAATCAGTAAGTAAATCGGCAACCAACAGAGCCCTAAAGGTAGGTGCGGCAGAAGCATTGACTCAAGCAGCACTCGGGGGTACTGGTGAGTTTTTAGGACAGGTAATATCTGGAGACGAGATTAGTCCAAGAGATATTGCCCTCGAAGCATTCGCTGAACTTGGTCCGGCTGCACCAGTGATGGCATACAGACTTACTGGACGTATCGGAAAGACACCAGGAGAGTTGAAGTATGTAGACTGGGCAGAGACACAGGATCAGAAGGGCCTTGTGGAAGCAAATGAAATTGCCTTCACGGTAAACAACGGTCAGATTGCCAGCCTCGACAATGAAATAGCAAAACTAACAGAGTCTCAGAAGGAGGACCCCACTACCAAAAGGGCTGTTGAAGCAAAGAAGCGTAAGTTGAGAGACGAGAAGTATTCATTACTCCAAGAATACTCTGCACAAATCATGGCTCTGGACGAGTCATCAAGACAAAAAGCAAATGAGTTGACCACCGGTATAATGACAGCAATAGAAGTCCTTAAAAACGGTGACATCAACGCAACAGAGAAGGCAGCGATTGAGGAGCAGTTGCGAGAGGACTCAAGACAACTTGATACACTATTTAAAACGAAACCAAGTGATACGAAAACTGGCACCCAAGAAGTACCGAGTGGAGAGCAAGTCGGGCAAGAACCTGGGAACATACCCGAGTCGCAAATCGGCAGAGCGCAGGCTCAGATTAGTAGAATACTTCAAGAACGCGCGCAAAACTTAGAGCGCACATCACGACACGCTACTCCAGAGCAGGCGGCTGAAAGGTTTGCAACAGCAAAGAAAGGTAGATTCTTCAATCTGTTTGACAGGAATGATGCGGGTGCACTTCAACAGATGCTTGAGAAAGGAGAGTGGTCAGACGGTCAGCGCATATCACCGACAGAGCAACGTACTCTTAACAAGTTGATTCTTGCAAGTGAAGCGTTCGCTAAGTTGGAGCCAGACTCAAAGCATTTTAATATCGGGTTTGGAAGACAGGGATACTACAAGGCTGGTCAAAACGCAGGATACACCAAGAAGAACCTCAAGGGCACTGGAGGTTTGTATAGCGGATATAGAGAAAGAAGGTCTGAAGTGGGCGGCAACAGAATCGTTCTCGAAATACCATTGAAAAGAGAGTCCCTCACGGGGCGAGGAACAGCGGACAGATACACCCCACTGGGAACTGCAGCGCACGAGGTTTACCATGCTATATTCAATAAGTATTTTAATGACAATCCTATTGACTTCAATCAGTTTAGAAAGTTGGTAATACGCCGCCTAAGCGGATCCAGTGTAAAGGAACTCAACAACTTTACGCAACGATACCAGGAAATGGAGGATGAGAATAGAGCCGGGGCATATAAGTCGGAGGAGTTTATGGTAGAACTTGGAGGGCTACTGGCTGACGAGCGCATTGTATTCGAGCCATCGTTCTTGGAAGAGGTAAAGGCTTTCTTAAATGCCATCGTTTCAAAGTTGACAGGTAAGAAGGTTCAGATTTTTGAAGACGCTGCTCTTGCAAAAGATATATCTGAATACATGAAGGGTATGGCTAAGGCGGTACGTGCAGGTGCTGACATCAGCAAGGTACCTATGTCTGAGAGATTGCAGACAGAGAGGTTTCAAAGAAAAAGACCAGTCACCAGAGAGAAGACAGAGACAGATGAGTATGGGTTTGAGAAACCAACCGGGGAAATGGAGCAAACCCCCAGCGAAAACTTAGCAGGTTTAGATGAGCCAACTTACGAGAAGACATATGACTGGGCAGAAAGACTAATGGGATTCATAAAGCCCAGGATTGATGCACGTTTAAAGAAGTTAGAGAAACTTATTGGAGGTAAGAGACTACGTGGTGTAAGAAAGGATATTATCCAAGCACTTGAGGTTTCTGAGTCTGCCAATGTACAGCACATCAACAGATACTTCCTGGCCCTGCGTCAAGTAGAGAAGATTACCAGTAAGATGGAGCCTCAGCAAAGAGAGCGTATGGCTAATCTTGCCGGTGACTATTTGTTTGGAGCAAACTCAGATATCAGAGACGGTGCCATAAAGGAAATACTTAGTCAGAACCCAGAGTTGGCGAAGGAGTTGGGTAGAATTAGGGCTATACGTGCGTCCATGCAGGAGTCCATTCAGAACAGCGCTGTGTTTGCTAACCTAAGCACTGAGTTACAGGATGTCATCAAAGAAAACACAGAGATGTACGGTACGAGAACCTATCGTGCATTTACCGATCCTAACTTCAAGTTTGATCCTCTGTTGCGTAGGGCTGCTGAACAAGCCATGGTAGAGGGCTCCTTGTACGAGAGGGCTCTTGAGTTGGATGAAAACATGCCGGACAATATAGCCGAGGCTATGCGGAAAAAAGATTTGAATCCAGAGGAGATGGAGGATATCGAGCGCTACGTTGAAACAGAGGAAGTAACCAAGATAAGAAATCGTGTTACCGATAGCCTTCGTAGTCTCGAAGAAGCAGCAGCAAGTCAGCGTGGCTCAAGAGGCGAGGGGCTATCCGGAAGCAGTGATCTAGGAAAACTAAGACTACCTACAAAGAAACTTAAAGGGCGTAAAGAATTGCCTCTTGAGTTGATGGAGTACTTGGGTGTAGAGAAGGACCCATACGCTAAGTTCAGCCAAACAATTGCCACACTAACCAACATGGTTCAGCAATTCACTTTGACCGACAGAGTTAATGAGATTGCACAGCGTAGTAACTTAGGTGACTTGATTCTAACTGGTACCACTGTTCGTAATCTTACAAATAACAGGTTGAGTTTTTCCAGACTGGTCGAGTTAGGTAGAACCATGGGTGTTATACAGAGAGGCGAATCTCTGGTAGATTTCTATAAAAGAAATGGCTATAATGATTTACTGGACGAACAAGGAAATCGTAAGGGCGATACCGAGACCGAGAAAAGTGCTATTCAATCAATGGTGTATGACTTCTATAAAAGAAATTACACACGAATAGATGATAAAAGGTCTCCCATGAATGGTAAGGCTGTGAAGAACGACTTTGTTAGCATGCTCAAGCAGACTCCTTTATACGAAGCAAAAGAAAATCAAAAGTTTTTGCAGGGGTACTACAATCTATTGCTGCAGATGCGTCGTGTTCGTGTGCTTTATAACACACCTACCTGGCGTAAAAACATCATGGGTGGTTGGTACTTCCTTGGCGCTAACTTCGTGTTGCCATACAACAAAGAGAGGGGAGGACTCACTGTCATGAAAGACTTGAAGAATCGCTTCAAGAAAATGAAGGACGGTGTGGTTGACCCCGAACTGGAGATTGTATTGGACCGAATGGGTGAACTTGGTTTGCTTGGTTCGTCTCCTAATATGGGTATGTTCTCGGATATCAACCAGTCGTTCATTGACCAGTTAGAAGGTGTGTCGCCAGACGTAGCATGGAAGTGGTTGCCAACAAAAATAAAGAACGCACAGCGCAAGAGTAAGACAAGAGCCGCACGTATAGCATACCAGTACGGATTCATTGATGACTACACCAAGATGATTGCCTATCTCACAAAGCGTGAGAACTTCGCTAAGAGACTTGAATCAAATCCAGAGGGTAAGTCCTACAAAGAACTGAGTTCAGAGCAGCAACAGCAAGTAGATGAGATGACAGCAGAGCGTATCAAGCAGAACATGCCAACCATGTCTCGTATACATCCCTCTTTAAGACATCTCTTTAAGTTACCTATGGGTGATTTCTTGTCGTTCCGTGTAGAAGCATTCCGTAGTTACTTTGGTATATACCGAAACGCTGTATCGGATTTAGCAATGGCAATGACCAACGAGAACCTAACTAAATCACAGCGTGAAGCGTACATGGTAGATGCTGTTGGTACTTTGTCTATGGGTATGATGTTAGCAACACTGTCTACCCTGGGGTACCAGGCTATTGCGAACATGATGCTCGAGGATGACGAGGAAGCAGAACTCGCAGCACAAGCACGTGGCACAAATTACATCCTACCTCCTTGGATGCAGGGTGCAAACATTGTGGCTATAGACATGAATGAAAACGGTGTGATTCGCTTTGCGAACATGAGTTCAGAAGATCCGTACGATGAAATACAGGGACTTATATTTGGGCGTGATGGAGTATCAAGAAGCGACCAACTTGTAAACATACTCTCTGACTTCAAGGACCCTAACCTTGCGATGAGGCTTTTGACTAATCTTGCAGACGGTAAAGATTCTTATGGCCGTCCCATTCTGGATAACGAGGATGTGGGTTGGGTTAACAGATACATCATTGGTCCGAACCTTACTGATTGGTCTGATGCATATGGTTCGTATGTGTTTAAAGAAACATTCATACCTCCTAACTTGAACTACATGGCTCGTGAGTATCGCAAGCGAGAGAAGGAAGCAGAAGAAAACCCAGACATAGAACTACAGCCATTAGAGACTACATGGCAATTGTCAAAGGCGTTGCTTTTCCGTGACTATCCAATAGATATTTCTAAGCAGTTCTATTACAACATGAGTGACCAGAACTTCCGTAAGCCATACATTGATATGAGCGACACAGAGAAGGTGAAGAGAAAGGCACGATTGGATGAGGTTGTAAAAGCATACGATTTTGCAGCGAACTACTCTGCTAAGTTTGAGAATTACGACATATTAAACAGCGTCGAGATGACCATCAAGGGGACCTTCAAGGATAGCCCAGAGGAGGCTATGTACATTTTGTACGGCGTCGAACTTCCAGAGTAGGATTGGTATATTTGTAGGATGAAGTGGACAGAGATTTTCAAAGAGAGCAACGACTACAATGAGAAGACTGTTATAGGTTTTCTGTCCTTTGCGATTATGGTCATCGTAATGGTGGTGGATGTAGTCACAGGGTTCTTTGGAAGCCACCTACCTATCAACGACTTTGTCTACAACTCTTTTCTTGTCGTAACGCTCGGCAGTTTTGGAATAGCAGGGCTTGAAAAATTTGCAAAGAAGTGAAACAGATACAGCGCATAAAGTTGTTAGTATCCAAAATACGTCACATCTATCTGTATAGTGACAGCCAACCCACAGAGATTACTCTTGCGATTTGTCTGATTGTTCTTTCCCCCGCTGTAACTATTGCAGAGGTAGGGTGGATGCCGATATACAATTTAGCGTGTATTGGATTTGGTTTATTTCAACTGTATTGTGTCGCCAATGAGGACTTGCATTGCAGGATGCGAGCAGCCGTTCTAAGCATGAGTGCCTACATATCTACCTTCCTAATATATACGATAGAAGGAACTATCTTTGTGTCACCCACACACTGGGGCTGGTTTGTCCTGGCCTTTAGCGCATGGGGCGTAGTTCGTAGACTGAACGCAGAATATTTACACAGAAAAACCAGAGAAAAATAATGGAGTCTTGGATCCAGATAGCGATAACAGTTGTTACTGTATTAGGTAGTGGTGCGGCGTTCCAGTTTTACACCAATCGAATGAAGATGAAAGCAGAAGAACGCAAAGGTGCTGAGGCTAACAATGATACTACCCTTTATCGTGACGACTTGAAGGCACGTGTAAGAAACCTTGAGGAACTATTAGCACACAGCGCTGAAGAGAAAGAGAAGATGCGTGGTTCTATCTTAGAACTCACAGCAGAAGTTCATTCGCTTCGAGTCAAGGTAGAGTTCCTGGAAAAGGAAAACGAAATTCTAAAATCAAGATAATGAAATGGCTGGTCGGGTTAATCACAATAGGCTTGTTGAGTTCTTGCAGCGCTCAATGGCACCTCAAGCGCGCGGTAAAGAAGGACCCGACACTACTCAAGACGGACACGATTGCTATTGTGGATACGGTTGTGACTCCGCCTGTTACTTTGACGGACACGGTGATAACACGTGCACAGGATACCGTAGTAGTTCAGAAAGATAAACTCAAAGTCCAGGTAGTACGATCATATGATACTATCATGGTCGATGCTATATGTGAATCCGACACTATCGTTCAAATTGTAGAAGTACCTGCCCCATCCATCGTTATGAAGGACAGCGACAGGTGGTACAACAAGGTGTACAAGTTTTCTTTTTACGTGTTGTTGATTCTTCTACTACTTCTTTGGTTCCTAAGAGTGAATAGACCAGTCTAATTAGGAACCGCAAGCCTCACAATCTTCTGGGTTAGAGATGTTACAAGTTGGCTGTTCAGCGGACTCAAGTTCCGCTACGAATTTGTCGAAGTCTTCCATAGTGATTGATAAAAAAATAGGTTGTATCCCACGAAATTATGGGAGCCGTGAAGGTACAAAAGGAAACGATTAGGGTTTCAATTCGTAATAGGGTGAGTATGCGTGCTTTACATTCCACTCCCTTACTTCTGCTGGTGTGAAATCGGCGAATATGTAATCCTCGGGTGATGTAAACAAGATGAAGAGTACCAGATCTGACTCCTCTTTGTCCATGGCTGGCTTGTTAGCCTTGAATGTTTTCTCGCAGGTCTTAACACTCAGTCCATAGTTCTTATCTGTCGCCTCAACTATGATGTCTGGGTCATCCGTCACGCTCTTGGTTTCTTTCAACAGCGTTGAGACTGTGTATCGTATAACCTGTGGTGTGATTTCAAAGTAGTGACGCATCAGTAACTCACCAAGTATGCCTATATATTCTGTATAGTATTCCCTCGATACCTCGCCAAGCAGTACAGACTTCTTTGTTCCTGTGCGCTGTTTATGTGTGCCCTCGTATCGTTGGCGATTAGCCTCAATGCGCATGAGGGTAAGGTCGTTTGCGTAATGCTTTAGGTATGGCGGTATGGTTAGGTTCTTCATGACAGTCCTTCCAATCGTAGTTTGTTTATGGTAGACAAATCGTAGTGCTCTTTACAATACTCATACAGATTGTTTCCAAGTCTCTGCGCTTTGCTTAGTGTCATGCTTTCTACGGCCTCTTTCCATTCCTTTGGATTACTACATAGGATGCCTGTCTCTTCGTGCTTTATAACCTCCTTATATGGCGTTACGTTGGATGCTATTATTGCAGTACGAGTGAACCCCGCTTCTACTACCTTCAGTTCTGATTTGCACTTGTTGAATCTTGAGTTCTTCAAGGGGCTGAGGGAGACGTCGAAGAACTTATACAACTGTGCATACTGAGTAATATCCACGGGGTTCATTCTATACTTTGCTTTCAATCTATCGGGATAGTCCATCAGACCCATGCAATATAACTCATGGTCTTCAAATGTCATTCCCATTTCATCTAAATCTTTTTGATGCCCATTAGCCCCAAGGTATCCAAAGCGAACCTTGTAATCTTTAGGTATATCCTTTTCCCAATCAGCCCACTGCTTCTCCTTCTGATGGATGGTATTTGGAATAACCCTATACACAGTGTCGGGGTTAATCTTCTTCATCCTCTCAGCGAGGTACGCTGATGGTGTCCAGATCTCATCCGCTATCTGTATGCTGTCTTTAATAAAGTACTGTTCGTTGTTCTTGTAATGGTCGTACGCTGGATTGTCCTTTGGTAGTTCCCAATAGTCATCGTTGTCAAGTATAAGTTTGACATCGTTGTCTACTAAGAATTGTTTAAAGGCTTTAGCATCCGACACCCCGAACCTTCTTGATCCCACCAAGTGCGACACACCAGATAAGTCAAACTCTTTGAGTTCGTTAAGGCTGTCAATAAAATGCACGTTGATTCCCTCCTCTTCCTTTAATCGGATGAAGGGTGTCATCAATCTGTGGTAGTTAATACCGTTTAGTCCGTCAAGATAAATCAGCGTCATCATAATACTCCAGCAGCGCAGAACGTATTAGGTCAAATTCTGAATCAATGTTTCTCTTGTACTTACGGATGGTGTTGTGTAGTCTCTCGGCGTCCGTTCTTGGAGACCCTGCGTTTGTATGCAGGCTCTCGTACAACTCAGTCGCTGCCTCGTGCATGCGGCTGGTCGCAAGAAAGTAAACCTCACTCAACGATTTGATATCCATGGCATTTTATTTTGGCAACAAACTCATCCTTCTCTAACGTCGGGTCATATGCTGTTGACTGTGACGTAAAGAACTTTGGGTTGTCATCTTGAATATACCCATGATTTCGCAAATAATCCGCCAAAAACTTACAACAACATATAGCGTTATCAACATCGAAGCGACAATTGTAGCGAACATGTATAGACATTTTGTCCATACTGAACTTATCCAACTTGTCCATGGCCTTTGCAATTTCATCCCAGTACTTGTCCTTATACTTCTTGCGCACCGCATAGTGTCTACCAGAGTAGAACTGGTTGAGCGACGGTGGCTTCGGTAGAGTTACAATGATTTCTTCGTATTCATTCACACTCTAATATAAGTCCAATGTGCTGTTCTTGTATGCTAATGGCTTAAAGTTTTTAACACCTGTTCCAAGTTCAGTGAAACCTGTGTAAGAGGAATTGATTTCTATAAGGATAGGATCCAGGTATGGTGTTGGCATACCGCCCGTCTCTTGGTTGCGTTGTTTACGTACGTGTATCTCCGTGCGTATGCGTATAGCGTGCTCATCTGACTGCACCTTTCTATGAAATGTCAAGAAG